ATGGCCTCGAAAAGCGCGGACAGATCGGCGCGGCGGCGCTCGACGCGCGCGGCCTCGATTTGCGCCTCAAGCTCGGCGATGCGAGCCTTGAGGGAGTCGACTTCATTCATGTTTTGTTTCTCCTTTGAGGTGGCAGCTGCTGCGGCTGAAAAGGCTTGCGCCTGGGTGTTCGGGTCAGCCCCAACCGGAACAAATGACACCTCCCGAACGGTGGCGTCCTCGAAGATTGCGGACACATCCATTGCCCGCCCGTTTACCGTGGTCGGCTCGGAGACCTCGCGCACGTTGGCCTGCATACCGACCGAAAGCTGAACCGGGAAGCCCTCAGCGAACAGCGCGGCGACCTTGGCCCCGGCAGCGGTGGCTTGCGAAAGCTCGCCCTCGACGGACAGGAACGTCAGACCGTCCGCGCCGGTGGTTTTGAAGATTCGGCCCTTGCCGGCGATGCCGTCGATGCTCTGGTCATGGTCGACCAGGATCGGCAGTTCTTCGCCTTGATCGTTCTTCAGCGACTCCAGGTCAATCGCTACATCTCCGAGCCATCCGTAGCTCGGAATGACGCCGCCCGAATACGCGACGCCGGAGAATCGGCGCGGCGAGCCAGCGACTGGAGTTGCTGCGAAGGTCAGCGCAATTGGCTTGTGGTTCATGCGCCCGATGATGGGCGCGCCCGCCTGCGATTGACGCTGGATCAAGTTCCCGCGCTATCGTCGCCAGCGAGCAGTTTTCGGATGACCGCAATAACGATCTCGACAGCCGCGATTTGCATCCCGGTATTGAGGGCTGCGCTTGTCATTGATTCCTGAAGCGCTCCGATCTTCTGTTCCGAAACGGTATCGAGCGTTTCACTCCACACCGTAGGCTTCGCACCCCACCCTGGGTCTGCTACGCCTTCGGCTGGCGGGTTTTGCGTCACTCCACCGCGCCCGCGCGCTTGGTCGGCAGACAGCGACCGCAGGGTGCACCGGCAGCGGAACCCGAGCGGTGGAGAATGGGTGTCCCAAAACTGATCGTCAACCGGGCGTATCGTGCCGTCGAGCGCAAGATGAGATGGGCGCGTTCGGCTGTCGTTGATGGCGTCGTACATGAGATACGGCCGGGTTGACTTCGTTTCCTCGAAGCTCCTCCAATGCCCTGCGTTGTAGGCCGTCTGCACTGCATTGCGGAAGATCGTTTCCAGGCGATGATCCGGCAGCGACCAATCCTGGCTCTCGGCCCATTTCTGGAACTGTTGCAGTGTTCCGCCGTCTGCAACATGGCGCGCGAGTTCATCTGCCACGCGCTGGATTTGATCCAGCTTTGCCAGGCCGGAGACGGTGAACGACTGAGTACGCTTCTCGGCCTCAAGCGCGTAGAAAATCTCCGGCAGCGTGACGTTTTGACTTCGCAGATCGGCAATGATTTTCGACGCCGGATCGTCGAGTGGAACCTTCACAGGCATGGCGGTTCTTCACTGCGCTGGCGGAGCTTCATCCGTGCTCGGCGCTTGTGAGGATGCGGCCTCTGCGCTCTTTTGCGACTTTCCCCCGGCGTGCAGATACCCCATCACATCGGAGGCGAATAGGGCTCGCTCGAATACCCGCCCGAACCGCGAAGCATCAGCGTCGCGCATGGCGACTGCCAGCCTCTCGTAAAGGTCTTGCACGCTCTCAGCGCCCATGATCGCGGACTTGATCGCGGCGGAGTCGATTGGGCTACCCACGGAAGGTAGGATTCGTTCAATCTCATCCTCGACTGCCTGCTGCCCAGAGGTGAAGCGCGGCCGGTCTGGCTTGTGCGGGGCGTCTTGCGTTGCAAAGGTGGACGCCATGCTTGCGCTTGCAGATGGCAGTGTGCCGCCCGCACCGACGCCAACGTCTGCAATTGCCGCCGCCTGATCCGGCGATAACTCATTGAAGTCATCCGGCTCGAAGCCGTATTTTTCCTCGAGGTAGCGACGCGTGAACTGGAGCATGCCAGACCTGACCAAGATTTCGTCGCGCTTGGCTCGTTCCATCTGCAATCCGGCTTCATCCTCCATGACGAAGCGAGGCGCTGGAAGCGCGTTGATTGCTGCAAGGGCGTCGAGCACCCGCTGCACAGAGCCCGTGAGCAGCCGAATATCGGCGCGGCGCTTTTCCTGGCGGATTTCGTCATGTACCTCGCCCAATGCGCGGTTGCCGCTTCCGCCGTCGGTTCCGCTGGTGAGCGTCTGCCCGAGGATGAGGCGTTGGATTCGCCGCGTGCAGGCAATCTCGAACTCGGTGAACTTATTTTGGCTGTTGCCTGGTGTGTCGACCGAGACGATTTCTTCCTCGCGGTCGAGTGCTGCCACCGGCCCGCTGGAGAGGCTGCGCAGCATCTCCACCATCGCCTGCTTGTCTGAGAGCGTGCGCCCAACGAGCAGTGGAACGGCGGCCTGCTCCAGAAACTTCGCCCAGAAGCGCCATCCGTGGGTGCGGAAATACCACGGCCAATAGGCTTTTGCCAGCAGCGCCTCGCCCATCGGCTTGCGCAAGCTGCCCTGGTGCACGATGGCAAAAAATTTTCTCGGATCGGTGGGCGTTTGGTCGTTGCGCCAAAGCAGCGTGCCGTCCGGTCGCAGCATGAACCACTCAAACGGGCATTCGATGATGCTGCCAATGGCGATGCGCCCATTCCCTGCGTCTGCGTAGATTACCTCGAACACGCTGTAGCCATATGGAACAGCGCCCCAAGCCGCCGACATGATTGCCGGAATCGCGCCCGACGCCGCATCCGTAAAGAACTGCCGCGCGCGCGATTGGTCATGCTCGATGCGCCAAGGCGTGTTGAGCGCGGCATCGCGGCGCGTATCGATGGCCGCAGATACCTCATCATCGTCCGCGATCCTCCGAAGCTTGGTGCGGTCGATCCCGAGCTGCGCTAGGATTTCATCGGCGTCCCCGAGCCATCCGAATCGTGCCAATGCCCGCTCGATGGAGACGGCTGAGGTGTATGCGGTCGGTGCTTGTGCCATGATGCTCGATGATGTTGCAGGCTGCTCCGTTATGCGGTCGGAATTGATTCCTGCGGGTCATCAAAAAGCGGAAGCGACGCGAATGCAGCCGAACCGCTTTTCTCAAGCAGCTTGCGCGCCCCGCGCTCGGTGTATCCAGTCGGGCGCGTGAGAGATTTAGCCACATCTGACCAGCTTTTCCCCTGCGCGCGCATTTCAGCCGCACGGCGGCGGTTGTGCTCGGTGTGCATCCGCTGGCTACTTGCGATGTAGATCCTTTCGCCTCGGAAGTATTCGCAAAACCGTAGGGCGTCACGCTCTCCGACGGCCTGCACCAGAGCATCCCACGTCCGTCCTTGGTGACGAACGGGCACGCGGATTTCGCGGCCATTGAAGGCCAGCGCAAGGCGTGCTGCTGCACCGTTCCCTAGCAAATCGACAATCTCCGGCATCATCAGAACGTCCTCCCACCAGCAGCGACGGGCCGGGTTGCTGACATGCCGATCGCAGAAAAGGCGTGGCTGAGCGCGTCCACGGCGTCGTCATGTTCGCACTCAGGAAACGAGAGCAGTTCATCGCGGAACCAAGCCGGCACACCTGATGGGTCGTGCCGCATCATTCGCTGCTCGTATCGCGTGAGCACTGGAAGGAACCGCGTCACTTTGTCCTTGTCGGGCCTGATACCGCGCACCGGCAGGGTTGTCGTGCGCGTCAGTTCCTGCACCACGGCGGCCTGGTACTGCGTCTGCTCGACCGCGATCACGCGCGGGCTGTGGCGTGCTGCGGCGGCCTTGATGCGCTGGAGCACCTCGTGAAACCCGCACCGATGCCGCTCGGCTTCCTTGATGTACACGATGCCGGTGTCTGGGTCGCGAGCCAGAGCAACAATGGCGGTGTAGTCAGCGCCTGCTCGCTCGCTGATGGCGAGGTCAACGCCAAGCACAACGGGCAATCCTGGCGGGCAAGGCGCATCCGCGATCATTTCTGGCTTGACCAGACCCCCGCCGAAGGCCACGAACTCGGCCAGGTATTCCTGGCGAAACACCAGGTCTGGAAGCTCGCGGCGCTTTTGCTCGATCTCAGACGGGTCGATATGCGGGTTTGTGCTGGTCGGCATGTGGAAGCTCGCCCATCCATCGAACGAAGAATCTCCACCACGCTTGAACAGCTCATAGAAGTAGTTCATTCCGTTCGGCGTGCTGATAAACCATGCATCGCCTCCGTAATCCGTCAGCG